TTGTCTGAATCTTTTAGTATAAGGACTTTCTTTTGTCTTGGCGGTTGCATCACCAGGCGCCTTCTTGTAGGCAGAAGGATCGTCGTCCTTTTTCTTTACCATTTTTCTAAAGTGTGCATCACGCTTAGACTTAGTAGATTTACTCTTTAACCCACGGAAGAATGTAGCAGGCTGTGAACCTTTCTTGTCATCAATATCTGGGTCTTGTGCTACTTCGATTTTTTCTTCCAGTGGCTCTACATCAGTCAGCCACTTACGTTGTCTCTTACCGTCTACTTCAATAATCAGGTAGTTGGAACCGCAATAAGAAATAACTGCCTGTTGATTTGTTTCTTTTACTATAACTGTATCGCCAACAGAGAACAGATCGCCAGAAACATAATCTTCTCTTCTTTCAGAGACTGGATTGAGCATAACATGCTGTGCAAACGATCTATTCTCTTTGAGATTCATGCCTTTACGGACAGAATTAAACAAATCTTTGGCAAGATTGTCAGTTACACCCTTGGGTAGACCCATTAGGAACTTAGGGAAATCGTTATCAGATGCTGCGGCACGCATCTTAGACGCGCTCATACCTGTTACACCTTCTGCATCTGGATCACGTTCACCAGCAGAGACTACTTTTACAGAATTGAAATCGAATAGTCCGTGTCTAGATTCGACACCATTGTACTTTGTTAAGAGGGTCTGGAATTCTTTTACCCGATCTGATCCAGCAACCATTACTAGATTCTTATAGCCTTTCTTGTACATGTGTACAGCGGCTTCAAGAAAGTTCTTAACAGACTTTTCTAACACAATGCTCCTGGCATGTTTCGGGAACATTTTACGCATGAATTTAATTTTGGTCTGATAATCAAGAGGATTCTTTTTAGAATCTTGGGACTGAGAAGCAAAGACCATGTAATCGTTACCCTTAGCCATAGAAGCAATCTTGTTCAACAGCTTCTCATGACCAGTCGTCGGTGGGTTAAATCTGCCAAAAGCAATATAGCCCACAGATGACTGTTCTTCAAGATATGACTTAAAAGTATGAACCATTATCTACCTCTTCTCGATACGTCAAGTCTCTTCTTACCAGGAAGAAGTCTCTTTGAGATCGTTTTTAATTGGGTCTTAGCTTGACTTACTCTTTTCTCTGCCCGAGCTTTCTGAGCAATACTCATATCAGATTTAGATCTTCCCCCAGAGAATCTTTTAGTCAATACGTTTCGAGCAGCTCTACGGCTTCTCTTCTTTAGTTTTTCTAGTGAAGCTGGGCGTCTAGCAGCAATCTTTCTCTGCTGCTTTAACTTCTGCTTACGACGCTTCATTTCAATAGAACGTTTACGTCTTGCAGCAAACGACAGTACTTCAGACAGGATTAAAGACTCCTCCTCATTAAGAGAAGAAGTCTCGTTAGTAACGAAGAGGAAGTCTTTAAATCCAATCATAGTCTTAGAACTTGAAGCCTACGCCAATTTTCATGCCGTCAGCAGTGGTTACCCAGTCATTGACTTCGGTGAGTTCATCCTCAACCACGTCAACAGACCAGCCCCAGCTAACACCGATGGACGCACGGTCGTTCAGGTCATGCGAATAACCGATTCCGTAGGAAGCACCGCCCCAACCAACAGCGATAGCGCCGTCAGAAGCGAGATCCATAGAACCACCTACCCATACATACTCGCCGCCGATAATGCCAGGAGTGATGTTCAAGGTTGGGTTAAGGGTTACATCACCCCAAGTGTTGCCATCGCCCCGACCAATCAGGTCTGCACCGGATGTTGCACCCCAAGCATAGCTTACGCTAGTGTCGAGGGAAGCAAAACCAAGGTCCATACCTGTACCGAGACTAATTGCATAATCGTCTTCAGCGTTGTCACCACGATCTTTGAGAGTGAAACCTGCATCTACACCAAAGCCAGCAATACCCAACTCTGCACCAACTGTCCAATCTGCGTTACCTTCTAAGTCAGTCTTTACACCGACAGTTGCGTTGGACATAAGAGCAGAGCCATTATCAGTAGCATCTTGTGCAATTGCAGGAGCAGCTACAGTCATAGCTACAATTGCGGAAATAAGATATTTCATATCGTTCCTCTTTATTTACTCCAACCCGCTAAAATAGTTGGGTCAAAGTTGCTTGTTGAAAATTCATAACGATTCACTAGCTTAACAGCATTACCAGCTAGCTTATCAATAGCGACGTAACCTTCAGGCTCAGTTGACCTGAACCCTTTGGTTGTTTTTAAGAACGTTTTAATGTTCTTAATACTGTTCAGTTTATTTATAAGCAATAACTTTGCAGACACAATTGACTTTTGAAGGTCAAACATGGCCTTTAGGCTCTTCTTATTGTCAGGAGAAAAAAACTTCATGACTTCGGCCTGCTTGTTTATCCAGTTCTGCTTACCTTGTTCAGACTTTTTAGAATCAATTTCTTTCTGATATCTATCTTTGATAAACTGAATAAGATTTCGTACATGTTGAGTAGTGTCACCAATCTGAGCACCTTTACGTACAAATGTATTATTAAAGGTCTCTATAGTACCTGCTAAGTCTTGATTGGCTTCCAGTTCACGAAGAGTAGAGCCTTTAATCTGATTGAACAGCTTACCTGCCTCAGATAAATGTCTATTTACTGCTGAGGTTTCTTTATCAGATAGAGTGGCAACATTAGTTAAATCGCGAAGCATTGCATCCTGTTGCCAAACGTCAGCAGTCTTTTTTAGCTTAGTAACATCTACTCCGTAAGAGGCTCTCATTGTTTCAAAGCTGTCTCCGACGTAGGTTGTGTGCCAGACAATTCCGACTTTCGCTCTTTTAATTTCTTGAGCATCCTTGCTGTTCTTTTCGATAGCATAGACAATCTTATTAGGATGAAACGTGATGTAATCCACTCCATCGATCTTTTCGGATTTAATATCAGATTTTGTAAAAAGTAAATCACCTTGAATAACTCCTTTGATACCAAGATTGGCAAAATGTTTTAAAGACAACTTTAGTTTCTTAGCAAGGTCGCCAGAAGTGTCGGCATCAACTTCAGCATCAGTCTTATACACTTTAGGATTTTTATTGAAGATACCTTTCTTTGCTACAAAGAATTTTCCGTCTCTAGGGTCAGTACCAGCAAACACAGCAGGTGCGCCATCCCATTTTACACTGACATTACCGGAGTGATTGCCTCTCATCATGTCACGAAGTGATCTAAGAGCTAGAATAGCATCACGTGTACCTTTAACCCCACCATAGAGAACCTTGTCCTCGATGTGGGTCATGTGTGTGTTTTTCTGTTCGGCTACGAACTTTTTAAACGTTTTCATGCGAACGGATTCTTCTTTCTGCTACCAGGCTTAAGAGAGTAGGGTGAGCTAGGCATGTGTGTGATCTTAACCTCTATTTGTACTTCATAAAACTGCGATCTAGTAGATACACGAATTTTAAATGGGCCAGTGCCAGAAAGCAAAGGGACATTACGTGGTGCACCTAGCGGATTGCGCTTACCAATCATGTAAAAGTCATCAGCAGCCTGCATATAGTGTGCTGGCTCAGCTTTACCAATAAGATAGTGGTCAGTTACCAGTTTACCTAAGTCTACATCATCCACAGACATAATGTAGCGGTTAATACCGGGCTGAGCAAAGTATTCTTTCATTACGTCAAGTGGAACAGCATTTGGATCTTTTAAGCCGCCTTTGTTTGTAGGAATCTTAGGATTCTTAATGCCAGAGAACTTAGCAATAGCTCCGATAAACTCTTTGGCCTGTTGAGATTTGTTGATTTGCTCAACGGCGAATTTAGCTGTTGGGGTAGTGTAAGTTGTATCCCACTTACGACCGTCAAAGAAGATACGAGGGTTAGACAGATTGTCTGTGTGGTTCATCTTGACTTCAAGCCAAGTAGTATTACCGCCACGCTCCAGCTTGACGTCAGGATAAGCAGCTGATACCCGCGGACGTTCTGCAGTTACACCTTCTAAGCTATTAATGTAATCTGCAACATCTTTTTCATAGCGATCTGATTTAGCAGATTCGCTAATGTAGCTCTTAAACTTTTTCATCTTAGAAATCATCCAGTAAGATTAGATCAAAGATTGCGCCAGCACCATTATTACCAGAAGTTGCTCTAATTTCAATATCACTCTTTTCTTCCAATTTTAAAGGAACTGGATAATCATAAGTTATTGGTGTACCTGCTGTACCAAATTTACCTTTAATATTAAACGAACCACCAAAAGGTTTAACCATAATACTAAAATCGCCTGGAGCATTTTGTGCTGATACTGATCCCTGAAACTTTTTAAGGTATGCAGTTTTATTTGCGGGAACAGTGTATAGAGCCATTAATGTTTGACCCTTCTCTGCTGAAATGCGGGCCAAGGTCTTACCATCACCGTTGATATTAATTATTTCATCATTAGCTGAGTCATTAGAACTAACCACTAATGCCCTAAACACTCTTTGAAATTCTGAAGTGCCGGTAGTTCCTGGGCTTCTGACAGCTGTAATAGTTTCAGTCAAAGGTTCATAGTTAGCATCTAAACCTTGAATTTCAATTTCTTTACCGCTGTCTGCAACGTCTGTAGCAATAACAGTAAGAGTAGTAGCTGTGCTTGGATACTGATAGAGATTTCCTGCATCCCAGATGGTTTCAGTAGTACCACCCACAGCAGTGTTATATCCAAACTTGTTGATATGGGAGACGCCTTTGGTCTGTCCA